AGTATTTAAATTTGAAGAATAATTAACGCCCCCGTCTTCAATCAGCACTCTTTCCAATTGTCCATTAACCAATACAGGTGTAAGAACTGCGCTGGTAGAGAAGTTTAAATTAGCTGTAGCATTTGAAGTTGGTTGACTGCTACCGGTCGTTGCTATACTGATGGTGGTATTTGATCTTGCATCAGGTGAATAACCATAGCCTTTATTAGTTAAAGTAACCCCTACTATTGAATTACTGGTACTACCATAAACAAGACTTGCAAATGCATTAGCCGTTGGCTGAAAGGCACCAGTAGTTGCTATAGTTACAGTAGTATTATTTCTTACATTGGTAAAGTATCCAGCTCCCGTGCTGTATATACTTACATTACTGATATTATTAAATTCACTGTGTCCAGAATAACCAGAATTGTTTATTCTTATATTTGCAGATTTATATTTTGCACCTGCATCATCTATTAATACCTTAATAATTTCACCAGAAGTATTAAATATCGGTCTAATATTAGCAATTGAATTACCTGAGCCTCCAGTAAATTCACCAAGCACCGAAAGCGAAACCAATGCGTTACCGGTGTACCCCGAACCATTACTATCTATAGTTATACTACTTACTTCACCTCTAGAATAAAAAGCATTAGTTACCGCTCTCTGCACCGGCATAAATGAAGCTGTAAGAAATCTATTCTGAGCCGATAGGGGAATAGTATACATATACTTCCAAACATATCCATCGGCTGTAGTAAGAGTTGTAACATCTTGCCCGGAGGGTTCAACAGTAGAAGCTGCTCCATTATTATTAAAAATGCACTTGTATACCGCAAAGGTACTGGTTAGTACATAAAATTCAGATGTCTTTAAACTAGTTGCACCAGATTCGGAAGTAAAAGTTGAACTGTAATTACCATCATACTGATCATATACAGTACCTGATTCCCAATCATATCTAGGTACAACAAAAGATACATCTCTTAAGTTTATTCTTTTAATACTTAAAATACCATTTCGCGTATATTGTTCGTAGTCCTGAGTCACCTCAGGAGTCTGGGGGGTAGCAGGTACAGCCCATTCTAAAATATTACCAATAAAATAGTAATAGTTAGCTCTACGAGACAAAAACTCATTATAAACCGATTCCACCAATGAGCGGTGAATGGTATCTTTTAAAAGAAAAGACATGTTATGCTACAGTAACGTTCCAGGTAATAACAATAGTATCCCCAGCTGCCTTATTAACCGTACTGAAGGTTGTACGGCATAGCATATTACCTGTAGAAGAAGCATTAAGAATAGCTGCCTCTGTCAAAGCACCTGTCCCGGTACCTGCAGGAAATGTAGCTACATAGGTAAGAACGTTAGATGCGCGTGTAGTTGAATCTAATACTACACGACCTAATTCGCCACCTAATGCAGTTTGACCGGTGGCGGCAGCAGTAGCATCCGAACCTACTGCCATATGACTGGGAATTGCAATAGTATTACCAACCAGGCGAGCTGCAATAACTTGCTTTCCTACTGCTACTACCAGATTATCTATTTTACGATAATCTTTTTGAATACCTTTTTCATCCAGAAGAATAACTTCAAGATTTCCTTTTATACTTACTGATTCTGTAAACATGTTTTTTTCCTTAGAAAGTTCTTTTTATATATTTATATTATTAAAATGTAATCACTGATGACCCAGCATAAATTTCATCAAAGTAATCTATCGCATAATCTACAAGTATGCCTGAACCAGTATCTGTGATTGAAACATTACTTATATTATTATCAATATTCTTACCAAATACCTGTACTAATTCTTCGGATAATGATAAACTGTCATCAACTAATGCCTCGGATAAATTTGCCAAACTATCTAATATAGTTACATTATCTGAGAATGCGACAAGATATTGAGCTAAGGTAAAAGATTCTGAAATAGTTACAGTATCAGATAATGGCTTATAAACATCTAAAGATATAAAATTATCAGATATGCTTAAGACATTAGCAAGTGGTTTTTGCAATTGATATGCTCTACTATCAAGTGTACTAAATACGCTATTAAGTTGCGTAAATACATTTTTTGCAGATACCACCTCCACATTAGCACTAACATTAGCAATAGTAGTTAGTGCCCTATTTACAAATAAGTTAGTACCAGCTTGATGTACCAATTTTTTAACAATATCATAGAAAACACTTATATCAAGCTCTGATTCAACCTGGTAAGCAAATGGCTGATACAGATTTTTGTCTTGTAAACGCACATCAGGTTCGGATAAGAAGCCCTGGGTGGCAATATATTCACCTGGATACCGAGCTATAGCTCCTATATTAAACGTTAAGATAGCATCTGAGGGGTTAGATGTTCCCCCGGTTGTTAAAGAAGTAATTACTTGTGATGTCGTTGTTGAGGAAGCTAATAAAGCACCTGTATAATCAAAAGGCGTAACATAATCTGAATCAAAATACCTGGTAGGGTCTATAATAGAATGTATTCCTACTAAAGAAAAACTTTCCTTAAATCCCCCTGCTGTAGTAGCAAAGTATTTAGTAGATGTCGCTACCCCTAATGCATTAGATAAAGTTATTGTAAAGTTACTGTTATAATTGTATCCAAAGTTAATAAATTTTACTGTTTGAATAGACCCATTAGTACCGACTTTGGTAATTCTAACTAAAGTATCTTGACCCCCAACGGTAAGATTAAATATCTCCCCTACCCTGAATCCTGTACCCCCATAACTAACTTGGTATGATGTTGTGGTTGGCTTTACAATACCAGTAAAAATAGTACTAGTTAAGCTTTTTACAAAAACCTCATCATCTATTTCAAAAGGAACATCAACTAAACTCTTATAAAATATTTCATAAAGATTTGTAGCTAAACTTTTTACTCTGACTATTTCAACAGTATAAGCAATATTATTTTTTACAAGATTTAAAAACCTATCTTGAAGGTTAGTTACGCTACCTGAGGTTAATAGTACCCGTATAGATGTACGGAAACTCCATTTTCCATCTGATGGTCTTAATACAAAATCATAAGGATGACTTGTAGTAGCAACAGTATCATATAAGACTTTAAAAAGAGTTTCTATAGAAAGGGTACTACCTTTAGCCTTATATAAACCTTCTATCTTTTTAACCAAAAGTGATTTATTAACTTGTAGACTTATAGGTAGGTCATTTGCATAATTAGTTAAAAAATAATTTACAAAACTAGATGTAGTTTTATCTATATCACTGTATTGTCTGGCATTTTGGACTAGTTCAAGTGCACCTTGATCTTGCTCTAAAAATTTATAATAATACTCTAAAAACGCCACAAAAGTTGTATAGTCAGATCTGATAAACTCAGGTAGCTGACTGTTTACAAGCTCTGATACTTTTTCGTTAATTCTGGTAGTTGCCATATTAAACGGACGATGTTACATTAATTGTTGTACCGGCTACCAGGCCCCCGGTCCTATTAGTTGTAGTATCATCTAGTAATAAAATTTCATTTCTTGAAACATTCAAATTATAATTAGCTTCCTGTATAGTTCCTGTAATCCGGATATCCGTTACCCCGGCAGGAATACCCGATGGAGTAATACCAGTTAAAGAGATAATTCCTGTTCCATAATCTACTGTACCGACATTTGAAGATACAATAGCATTATTAACGATATTAACAAGCCTTAGTACTCCAGAGCCGCTATCGTTTGGAGGGGTATCATTTGGAAGATCTGTAATTTTTACCAGCGTCGAAACTCCACTTACAGAGATAAAAAAGAAGCTTGAAAGTATAGATCCAGGCTTTAAAGGGTTTCTAAACTTGACAGCGGTATCCCCGGTAAATAAATTAGTAGTATTTAAGACCGGTATAATTCTGCGTTGTAGCTTTAATGTAAGCAAAGCGCTGGTAATAGAGCTATTAGTACTGAGAATATCTTTTATCAAAGCTGAATGAATATAATTCTTATTAAACTTTTGTACGTTATTAGTAAAGAAGTTAGTTATGGTAGTATTAACCTGGGATCTTATTTGTTCAGAAGATAAAGTAGTAATAGAAGAATTAAACTTTATATCAGCAGTAAGATTTACAAAGAATAATGAAGGATCAACAAAGTCTGGGGTAACAGTAATACCTTGTTTAGACTTTAGAATATTATTCTTGATTGATTCTTTAGTAGCATCAGAAATAGTAAAAGAGGAAAATGGTTTTAAGGATATAATTACTCTACCATAATAGGGAGGATCATTGTCCTCTCCACCCCATACCGAAACAGATTCTGCTCCTGCATAATTAGCTAAGATCAATGCTTCATAATCGGTAGCAGTAACTGCTCTATTCTTTGCTGCATTAACCCTTGGTGCATTAAACTTAATAGAGGTAATACTTTCAGCATCCGCACCACCTGTTGAATTACTGTTAACGGTAATTGCAATACTACTGGATCCTCCTATTGTGGTTCCAGCAGTAAAGGACTGAGATACAGTACTAGATACGTTAACTACAGAACCTGTCGCAACCATGTACTGTACAGTAATAATATTACCAAACGTTAAACTTTTACCCAGTACTCCATCACCGAAAAATATTTGATATTTACCCTGTGGATTCTGTTCAAGAAAATAGATTTCAGATGTATCACTTATCCCGGTAATATCGGTAGATAGAGAATATGTTGTGGTAGTTGTATCAGAAGAAGAGGTCTGTACGCTGACTTTAATAGTAGTTGTATCTACCGATTCACTGGGTATCTCGTATTTTGCATTAGGTGTGATATCGGTAACAACATAACTAAAAGACAGCAAAGTACCTTCCGTAACATCGGTGTCTGCAAAAGTATAGGTTGTACCTACCCTGGAAGCAGTCTTAGCCTCGGTGGTAAGGAAGGTATAAGATACTCCATCTACTGTAGATGTAAAGGGAGTATATCGATCCATTGTCAAGGATGCAGGCAAGTTAGATGGATTGGTAACTACTATGTCTAAGTTTGCTACTGCCCCCCTTGCCGATACAGGTGTATAACCTAGGTGCTTGGCAATAGATACTGCCGAAGATCTCTTAACTGCAGAATCTAAGAACATCTCATTTACCACCATATTAGCCAAATAAGCATTATAGTGGGTATTGTAAGCCAGAACGTCTAACAGAGTAGATAGACCGGAACCCTCAAAGTCGTAATCGGTAAATTCAGTTTGAGCGTTTAAAAACGTTTTTAAGTTTGACTTGATTTGATCGAAATCAAGTTCGGCTATTCTTAGATTAGACATTATCTTATTCTTGTTATTAATGTGGTTAAAGTAATGGGTCTATCGGAGTTATTTAATCTAAAAATTATATCACAAACAATATCATTTTCATCGACTTTTTCTCGCAAACTTATTTCTAATACCGTTACTCTTGGCTCGAACTTAGAAATTGTATCTATAATAGTCTTTTTCATGACCTGCACGGTTACAGGATTAAAGTTCTCAAATAAAAGACCATGTATCTGACAACCAATCTCCGGATGAAAGGGACGCTCGTAATGTCTCGTAGATACTAAATTTCTAAGAGATTGCTTGACCGCTTCTTCATCGTTCTTTTTTAATACGTCCCCGGTGACCGGATGAATAGAAAAAAGAAGATTAAGATCTGAATATTGTCTGGTATTTCGTGTAGCCATGTTTATATTTATATTAGCCAGCGAACACGTCTGAGCTTCCCTCTCGGATACTATCGTTTCTGGTGTCTCTATCGCCTATTCTACAAACCCCCCTACCATTAGCAAAGACCGTAGAGCTTCCTCCTACCATTGTATCATTTCTTGTATCTCTATCTCCAATACGAACTACACCAAGCCCGTTTGCAAAAACGGTAGAACTACCATTATTCTTAGTGTCATTTCTGGTGTCTTTATCACCAATTCTTGCAACCCCGGCCATTATGCTAACTGTGTTAGACCCTGGGAATGAGTCTTATGATTGAAGAATGTTAATACCTGACTTCTGTTCTTAACAGAATAGGAGACATGAATCCAAGGGTTTTTTGCATAGCTACAGTACTCTAATATCATTTGATCGTATTTAAGAACTTTTGCAAGCTTGGTGGCTATTTCAAAATATTCTTTCTTTGTAATACCTTTGAATTGAATATCGACGCCTTGGCCAAGAGGATGCTGGGAGGTCTTAGCATTAGAGGCATTTCCTGGATCTCTAAATGCCGAGGTTACAAACATATTTGGGTATATCTTCTTTACTGGTTCAAGTACGTTGAGTGCTATAGCCTGTAGATTAAAAACTATCTCACCGTAAGTAGCTTTTTCATGACCTCGGATAGGATCTCGGGTAACTGCTGCCTTACTTGATAACATCTCAACTGTAAAATTAGGCGATAGATTATAATTGCCTGGTAGTTGAGTTACTGTTTTTAACTTAACATCTGGTTCTACAAAGTTTTGCTGTTCAGATTGAACCGTTGCACTATCTACAGCAGTCGGCGGTTCTGATAGATCAGCAGCATTAGCAAACCCTTCACTTATAATTAAATTCTTTTGACTATTAGAATCTTCAAGAGATTGAGTTTCTTCTTCTAATGCAATAGAACGACTATCAGCTAAAGAAAGAACCAGAGGATCATTTTTATCATTATCAGAAATATCTTTTCTTCCAGCTATAACCCCAATATTAGATGACCCGGCAATAACGCTTTCTTGAGATTCAGAAGCAGCGCCTGCATTACCTGATTGTAAGTGGGTTTGACTACCGTCGAGATTAACGTTATTACTAGCTAACAAATTAATTGCTGCACCAGAATCAATATTAGTATTATCTCCAGCTTTAAAATTAATGGCTCCGGCTGCTTGGGTATAAACAGTATCGGAAACAAAGTCATAGAGATTTGTTGCTTGAACTTTAATGTCAGCATTACTACGCATATGCATATTTTCTTTTGAGTGCATATTAAAGGTAGTTGCTTTTTGGTTCATAGTATAATATGCTTCAATATTAACATTACCGCTTGCGATATTAAACTCCTCTACCGCTGAAAGATTAAATGTTCCCCCGGCTTGCGCAGTAATATCATTGTGACAGGTAATATTAGTATCACCTTCTACTTCGATGTTCGCGTCATTGCCAACAAAGATATTACAAGCACCGTTAACAGAAATGTCTGCACGGCCTGCGATAGATATTTTTCCGTTACGGTCAATAATTTCATACGAAGATCCTTTTGTTCTTTTAACCATTGAGCCATTGGCATCAATTTCAATGTACGTCCCTGATCTGTGATAAATGTGAAGACGTTCTGAGCCCGGGGTATCATCTACTTCAATAATATGACCGGATTCAGTTTGTGTTACTTTATTGTAGGGATAAGCGCCACGGAAAGCAGATTCGGGCTCATCCCAGGCCTCACCCCCGGGTAACTTAGCACCCTTCATTCTGTTACTATTTTTTTCTTGAACTATGGTACCTCTACTATCACCCTGTGCAAGTTTATTTGTTTCAGAAATACCTGCATACTCTTTTGTAGGGTAGTTTGCATTAGGGTCGGTAAACCCTTTATCTAATACTTCTAACTTTTCTTTATTTTCAGTTGAATTAATATCGAAACGTTTAGCCTCTTCTAAGGCCGAAGTGGCTGCACTAGAAACAAAAAGCTCATCTGTCTTTAATAAAGCTTCTTCTGGGGGTAAAGTACTGTAGAGTGTCTCAATATTATTAGTAGTTGTTTTAGGCTTTTGACCTCTACCAAATATAGAATCTGCAAACCCGCTGACTGCAGTAGTAATGGTCTTACCAACTGCAGGCGTTATTCCCTGTACAAGACTAGCTGCTAAAGCATCAAAATTAATAATACCTAACTTGTCAGTTGGTAATGACAGTCTTAACTGGG